GGATTTCAGTCTCTTTCCCTTTCCATCGGGCTCGCGTCTTCTCTAACTCGCGATTCAGTTCAAGCATTAGCTTCTGATGCTTCTCGCGCCGAAGGCGCTCCCGTATGCCTGCTTTAATCGGGTCGTGACGTTTCGGTGGCAGCATTAGACTGACCCTCTATTTCCTTCAAATAATCCACTAAATCGTTTGGTTCACTCACTGTAATTACCGGGATCTTAAACGCCGTCGCGATCTCGAAGTGCTTCTGCTCCTGCACCAGGCTCAACGCGCCCTTCTGCCGCTTGGTTTCAAGGAAGAACCCGGGGTGTCTTTGATGGACACATATATAGTCGGGCAAGCCCGGGGACCCGATTCGGATGAAGCGTCCATCGGGTGTCTTAAACAAACCGCTTTGCAGGCGCACCACATACCACCCGCGATAAGCCAGTAAATCACGGCACGATTTTTCAACGTTATCCTCACTGAGTTGCGGAGCTAGCGGGGGCTTTAGCTTGAAGTGGCGCACCCCCGCAGCATACCGCTACTCGCTTCAGCGCACTACCAGGACCAATCCGAACAGCACTTAGGAGTGCTAAAGGACGGGAACGTTGGCTGCGAAGGAAAACCGAACGTTGATTGTGGAGCGATGATGATCGGGGCCGAGGTAGCTAGCGGGTTATTGGCGCTGTATGGCGAGATGGCGCTGCCATAGATGCCGATCGGATTGTTAATCGATAGCGGGCTGATCTTGCTCCCGTAAATACCGATCGGATTCGATGTCGAATACGGATCGATAGGATTAGACGACAAGTTCCCGAGGAATACGCCCTTGCCGTCATTCGAGTAAAGGCGTGGTGCTTGTTGCCCGAAGGCAGTCATAGCAAGTAGAGTGGCAGTGATAAGTAGTTTCATAAGTTGTCCTTGTTCAAATTGTTAATACATTCCGCACCGGATACTTCGTCTCATCGTGGTTCTGATCGTGTGTGGCGATAGGAAGAAACCATCCCGATTCGAAGCATCCGGCTTGGAAACTTGTTGTTAATCCACCAGCTCGCACTCAAGATCGTAATATCCCGGCGGCAACGGATCCGGGGCCAGCCTGATCTGCCAGGCTGCGATCCATTCCGTTTTCCGCTCGAGATTCAGGTGGTGCTTGCCGCTCGCTTTAGCGCTGGGTGCCTGAAGCTCCGTGTACAACTGGTCGAGAGCGTCCCATAGTAAATCCCGCTCCCGCTCGATTCTCGCGAGGCGGGCTTTGATCTTCTTGTGCTTTGCCATTAGCTTCTCTTTAGGTGCTCCCGAACCTCGATGGCTACGCCAGGGATATCTTCACCCATCTTTAAAGCACGTTTTATAGGCTCTTTTGGGACCGTTACCGTTTGGACTACCGATTTCCACTCGGCCGGCACAAGGTCGGGATTCACGATCGCGAGCGCCTCGCTGGTTCGAATCCCAAACGTGGTGAACTTGCCTTTCAGCTTCTGGTCAGGGCGTTTGCGGAGCACCTCGAGTAAATAGCCTTCCAGCCGGTTCTGTGCCCTTTCCGCGGCTTTCTCGCGGGCCATCAGGCGATCCCGCTCGGCCTTGGCGTTCATCTGGATGTTCTCAAGCGACTTCAGCACGCCCGCGATGCTGTCGATCTTTGAGGCGAGTTTGCCAACGTACTGCTCGATCTTTAGGGAGAGCTCCTCACGGTGTTCTTCCGGACACGAGTCAAGCGAGTCGAGTAACGCTTCAAGGTCCTCTTCAATCAACCACAAGGGGTCTGATGCTACAGCTACGGTGTTCGTCATTTTGGTTTTCCTCAGGTTTTAACGCCGAAACGCGGATCTGAGCTTCGGCATAGCAGTCACGGCAGATCCCGCCCGGATCCTGTAGCGCTTCGATCAACACGGTTCGTTTGCACACGGTACATTGGCGCGTCATCTTCTTCGCTTTAGCGCCGCGTTATGTGTTCCCACCACGTTTTCGAGCAATAGGCTTCCCAGCACACCTGACACCACCCGAACTCACTGCCGATGCTGTCGTGAACCTCGAATACCTCGCCGCATTTACAAACCTTGCGTTCCGTGACCACTAGAACGGTACGCTTTCTTCGATCTCGACAAACGGTAGCGGTTCCTGATGCAGCAGGTCAAACAATTCTCGGCAAACCGCTCGCGCCTCACCAAGGTTCTTCAAGTTTTGCCACTCCGGTGCTCCGTATCCATCCAGAATCTTCGAGAAGTGTTCGTAGGCCTTATCCGTCCCGTCGCGTGCGGTAAGTTGGTTGACTAGGCCTTGCAGGGCACGGCCAACGCTATCCTTATCGACCATCGTGGCCTGTAATTTCTGAAGTTCTGTAAGCGGGGCCGATGCTGGGTGCGGGGGTTTCGGTGCGGGGTGAGAGTCTTCCACGTCCTGGGAATAGAATTGGCTTGCGCCGGTAGTGCTTAACACCGCATCGACCATGGCGCGTTTCTTTGCCATCTTCAAGATGGTGTTCGCTACATCCGCGAGGTTGCGGCGTTTGTTGTACTGCGATTCGCGGCTGGAGCAGGAACCGATGCCGCTGCCCCGGAGCCGTCCGTCCGCACCCCGGAGAGAACACTTGACCTCATAGGCGAAGAACTCGGGCGCTTCCCACTGTTCAATCCGCTGAGTCACATCGATATCGGGGGCAAGGCCAAAAAATGCGCAGAGCTTTTCTGCCCCGGGTTTCAGCAGGGTCGGTTTGGTCCGGGTGCCGGGGATGACGCCGAAGTCTTCGCCCTCGATCATGATTTGTGAGACAAACTCCCGGATCGTGTCCCAACGCTGTTTGGCTTCAGCGATGGTGAGGGCCGGCATCCCGGACCGCTCGACCTTGTCTTCGATTACCGCCAGCTCCTGATTGCTCATTTCTTCTCCTTCTTGTGGTAGGTTTTCAAGCCTAACTGAAGCAGCATCTTGATCGCCTGGGTTTGGTTTCGGGAATAGCTTTCAAAGCGGAACGCTTCAAGCTCGTCGTAAAGCGATGCCTCAACCCATACGTGCAGCTGCCTCTTGCCTTCTTTCACCTCGGGGGTCTTCGCTTCAGCGCGTGGTAGCGTTGCCTGCATATTTAGAAGTATACACTACTATCTGCTAGTTGCAAATCATTATTACAACTGATACCATTCTGGTGTGGACAGCTACTACACCTACCTGATCAAAAACGTGGATTACATAGAGGACGAAGAGCAGCCAGAGCCCAAGGTATGCATCTGCCCGGATTATGCAGGCACAGCCAACGTGGCGTATTGTGAGGCGTGCGCGGACTGGACGGATAACGTCGAGCTCCGAGCCGAGGTGGCTTACTCAGAGGAACGCGCCGCAGAGAACAAGCTGTTGCTTGCCAACTTCGAGCTGGTGATGGCGGAAACACGCCGCGCTTTAAGAAAGGAATCCAAGTGACGAACAGCTATGAGTGGGAACTGCTCCGCGGCATGCTGAACGATTTAATCGTGAAGGTGGATAAACTCGTTCTCGTCAGCGATCGCCACCAAGCCCTGATCGAACGCCAGGATGCCCGCTGGGACCGCGTCCGCGAAGCGTTCCTTGCCGAAGGAGAGGAAGACAATGACTAGCACCACCGCGAATCAGATCCTGGCGGGCATTGCCGATGACGACTACCGCTCCTTCGACGTGGCCGCGGCGCTTGCCATCCGGCTGATGCAGGTGCAGATAGAGCACCTCACTGTAGAGATAGCCGCACTACGGCAAGCGCTAGCGTTGCGGGGGGATACCGAGCATGAATTCTAAAGACCCCGCCTATAGCGTTCATGAGGAACCGGTGCCGGTAAAGTTCTACTTCTACCGCAGACAGCACGCAATGGAGTTCCTGTCCGAGCTCCACAAGCTCGAGGCCGATGCCCAGTTCTCCCAGACGTTCTCCGGGGGCAAGCAGCGTTGGGTGGTGGTAACGGATCCGGAGACCCTCTGGTTCGGCCCGGGGCTAGCGGACTGGTTCCGCAAAGCGAAGGAGCGCTGGGCACCATCTGAGGGTAAGCTAGCCTGATGAAACACATCGTAGGATTCAGTGGCGGGATCGACTCGCAGGCTTGTTGCCGGTGGGTGCTTAATCAATATCCGGCGGCGGATGTGATCATAACCAATTCGAGCGCCGGGCAATGGGAAGACCCTTTGACCATCGAGCATGTCGATTGGTACGACGCTTACGTACACCCGGTCATCCGCACCGAAGCCATCGTAGCGGATCTTTGGGAGACACCGGGTTATGCGGAAAAGCGCGGGTTTGATGGGAATGCGCCCCTGACTTATCAACAGATGTGCGTAATCAAAGGACGCGCACCGTCCCGCATGGCGCAGTTTTGCACCAAAATTCTAAAGCTGAAGCCATGCAAACGCTGGTTGGTTAGCGCTTTCGGCGTAGGCGGCACGTATGAAGGGGAAGACTACTGTTTGTACAAAGGAGTTCGCCGGGAGGAATCCCCGTCGCGTGCAGATACGCCGCGGGAGCAATGGGATGAATACTTCGATTGCCGGATGATCGCACCGTTGGTTGACTGGACGAAACAGCAGTGCTTCGATTACGTTCAGTCGTACGGGGAACGGATTAACCCGCTATACACGATGGGTTTTAACCGGGTTGGCTGTATGCCATGCATCAATATCTCTAAGGAAGACATCGTCAACACTTCTATCCGGCGGCCGGATGCCATCCAAAAAGTGCGAGCGCTTGAAGGGGATCTAGGGCGAACGTTCTTTTCCGCGAAGACCGTTCCAGGTATCGATCTGGCCTTTATCGATCAGGTTATCGAGTGGGCACACACCGCAAGAGGCGGGCGACAGCAGCTATTCCCGATCTTCCACGAACGCGAAGCCTGCGAATCGAAGTATGGATTGTGTGAATAAGATGAAGATCCTGACGCACGAGGAGTATCTTGCGGAGACCCGGATCTTCGGGTTCATCGGGGTTTACAGGTTCTGGAAAACGCTAGTAGAGTCCACCCCTCCCGATCAGCTTAAAGCGGAAGGCTACCGGTTCCTGTGCTCGATTGCAGAGATGATCGCCAACGAAAAGCAGGGGCAGCCGCTCACCTCGTACGAGGCTGAAGCGCTCGAGTATTGCGGGGTGACCGTGTACTCAGAATACCTGCAGTGAAAAAACTCGACACGTGGTCCGAGGCTAACGACGAGGCAGCCCGGATTATTCTTACTAATCCCGATAAATATCCTGGAATTATGCAGGTATGGGCACGATTATACCGGAAACTCACCACGATCGAGCAGCTATATAAAAATCAGGCCTGATGTGCTGCTCCTACTGCGTTTCGGGTTGGCGGACCCTTCAAACCCAGGATAGCGCAGGTAAAGTTCGGGTTGCGATAGGATTACAGCGAGCGTAAAATCGAAGGGCCTGATACGGTTTCCACGGCGTATCAGGCCCTCAGACTTTCTTGTTAACGAGGATCACAATGACCGAGAGCTAGGAGACTCTTCGACCACTTCGACTATGTCTAATATACACGAATTTCCACAGCCCTTGCCAGCGAAAGAAATCCTGGCTGCGATTCCCCCAGAAATCCGGGGACTCAAACAATACGTTAACTGGTCCTGGAAGCCCGACCCTGACGGCGGGAAACCCACAAAACGAATCGTGCAATGCGCCAACGCTGTTCTGGCTCGTTCCACCGAACCCAGGGACTGGTCAAGTCTCGACTTCGCCCTCGACCAGTTACATCGATTCGACGGTATTGCCTTCGTCATCACTCCCCCTTACTGCGGCATCGACCTCGATAACATCTGGCGTTCCGATGCTGCCGAACCACCTCCGGGAGCGCAGAAAATTCTCGATATATTTGCCGACACTTACGGTGAAGCATCTCCAAGCGACACAGGCTACAAAATCTGGTGCAAAGCCCGCGCACCCCATAGCGGTTCCTGGACTATACAAACTCCCGAAAGCCGCGCAGGCCTGCTAAAACCCTCAGGGATCGAGATCTACGATCACGACCGTTTCTTCACCATTACCGGGCGCTCAAACAACGTCCCCGTCATCACCGATCATCAGGCAGATGTTGAAAAGCTGGTCACCTGGCTCGATCGAGTAAAGGCCCGTAATCGCGAAGCCGAACGCAAGGCCCCCCGGCGCTTCGCCAAATATCCACAGGAGCTAAGCGAGGGCGAACGCTATCCGTTTCTCCGGTCTCTCTGTGGGGCGATGATCGCCTTCAACGCTTGTCCTGAAGCTATCGAAGCCGCCCTGGTAGTCGCTAACCAAATGCAATGCCAGGATAAATACCCGTTACCTAAACTCCAAACACTTATCCAAGACCTGATCAAAAAGGAACTGGAGAAATGAAAAACAACCCAGGTTCTGATTGGGATACCTTTGGCGTCGAGGACCCACCTAAAACCAACGGGAAAGACCACAAACCACCACCCCAACAGGAACCACCGCCCCGTGTTTACAACTGCGAAGAAGTACTCGCGATCGAAACCCCGACCGAAGAAATGCTGTTTGAGGGGTACCCTATCCCCGCACGCGGAGCCACCCTTAAAGTGGGAGCGGCCCGCAGCGGGAAAACCCTCCTCGCCGTACAGGAAGCCATCGCGGTCGCTAGTGGAAAACCATTGTTCGATTACTATCGCGTGCTCACTCCCGGACCGGTATTGATCGTCGAACAGGACGACCCTGGAGGCGCCTCCAGCATTAAAACCATCATCGAACGATCAGGCATTACCAAAGGCTCCAACCTGCCGTTACACGTCGCAACCGGGGTAAATTTCGGGTTCGGCCTCGCCATGCTCGACTGGCTCGAAGAACAAATCGAGCGACTGTCCCTTCGCATGATCGTTCTCGACTCCTATACCGCGCTGCGCGGTCCCCATCAATCCGGCGGGGATATCGTCAAAACCGAACAATTGGAACTTACCGCGCTCGACGAACTCGCCAAGCGCCGCGCCATGGCTAACCAGATCATCCACCACGGGTCCAAAACCGCCGCCTCGAAAAGCCTGGACTGGACCATGTCCGCGGCCGGCACCTTCGTCATGGGCGCTGCCACCGAAGCGCAAGTTCACCTCCAACGGTTTTCTGAAATGGACAGCGCCGCCACCGAGCGCCTGATCCGGATCCGCGGCCGGCATTCCGCCGACGTTCAGATGGTTCTCAAGTTCCGAAAAGAGACTTTGAACTTCGAGTGGATTCTCGAGGGTAGTGCCGCTTCGTTCTATCCCCTGATCCAGCAAATCCAGCTGGAGTTCAAACGACAAGCGTTCGACTACAAGGAACTGATGAGTCTCACCGGGGCTAGCCGTTCGACAACATTCCGGCAACTTAACCAACTACAGTTAGCCGGCGTACTCAATAAGACCGCGCACGGCAAATATATCTTGACTGTGTGAGACTCGTGAGACTGATGAGACTATTGAGCCGCGGACCCCCTAAATTGCGTTAGCTGGTTAACGTTCAAAGTTGAGCGTGAGACTGATAGATCCCTAGGATCTATGAGACTAATGAGACTAATGAGATTAGTGGGACTGATAGAGAGAGCACAAAACGCTATGTACGAAGCCAGATACACCCTGGGCGGCGCGAATCAGAGACGAAAGTCTCATCGGTCTCACAGACTCACATAGGGGCCAAAGTCTCATTCGGTATTTTTAGTCTCATCAGTCTCATCAGTCTCATCAGTAGTAAATGTTAAGGAGGATTACAAATGCTTATCGACTTACAAGACCCGGAGTCCTACTCCATGTCCCGTCACGACGAATGCTTTTATTGCGAACACAAACTAGGGCCGAAGTTTATCGAATGGAACGGCCAGGGCAAAGACCGATCGCGCTTCTTGACGATCGCCTTACACCCTGAATGCGTGATCGAATTGACCTTGCGCTTGATGCGAGACGTGCATGAGTTTGAATGCACCTCCCATGTTCATCTCGACTGGACCGAAGGCGACGACAAACCTAATCCAGTACGCAGACCCTATGAACGCCAGAAAAACCAGGAGGTCACCAGGTAACCGAAGTGCTCCAGGGGACCCGTAAAATTACGCGTCCCCTTGCGTAACTCCCTCCATCTGGTAGACAATCCTTGAAAGCAGTACCATAGCAACCCACGTTCCGGTCCCGTTGACTCACGTCTAAAACCGGCTCCCCACCCTCCACCTCCATCCATGCACGCCATAACGTGGCGCATTTCGCGCCAGACCCCTGTCCTCGACCATAACGGCACTCTGCTCTACCGCGCACCCCGCGATCGCGTAGAGAGCCTCCTAGCCCGCAAGGACGTGGACCCCAGCCTCAAGGGCGATCGCCTCAAGTCCCTCCGCTTCCGCGGCCCCGATCCCGCCTTGTCCCTCGAGGGCTCTCACCACAAACGCCCCATCGGCTCCCCCCACAAGAACGAGTCCTACTTCAACGTGCGCGGCTGCTGGCACCTCGACCGCATCCCCGAGAAATACCGGGAACACTTCGTCGCTGTGCTTACACAGGTGTTGCAAAGTGAACGATAAAAAGGGCAAGCGCGAGTTGGTTAAGGAGAGCACGCCAGCACGGCAGCAGCGGTTTCTCGAGGAAGTTGCCAAGGTCGGCATTCTTGAAGTGGCCGCGATTCGCGCCGGTATTCAACGGATGCAGCATTATCGTTGGCTGGAGAATCCTGAATACGCGGAAGCATATGCGATAGCCCAGCGGGAATCAGATGCACGTCTGGAAGCGGAAATTCGTCGCCGTGGAGAAGAGGGTTATAAGCGAGCGGTCTGGCATTTAGGTAAGCAGGTTGGGGAAGAAACCGTATACTCCGACAATCTGCTGATGTTCTACGTGAAACGTAGGATGCCCGAATATCGGGATGTTTCCTCAACGTCCGTCAACCTGACAGCGAACGTACAGACCAACGTGCGGATTGATTTAACTAAGTTGACTGATGAACAACTAACACAGCTGGAAGAGTTAGCTAAGACTGCTATAACTCCGCCTGCTTTACCTGCTGTGGATATCGAAGAAGCATCATAAGTTCCAGTACCTTAGAGCCATTTACCGGATCAGATAAATGCGCGATTCTGGGAGTTGGATACTAAGATTTGTACTAGCTGCAAAGCTGCCAAGGACCTCTTGGAGTTCTACTCGTATTTCCGCAAGAGGGACGGCAAAACTCGGGTTGAATCAATCTGTAAAGTTTGTCACCTAGTCCGAGATAGACAAGGTCCCAAGCAACCTCGCAAAAAAGAACCGTTTCCGGTCGCTTCTGATGAGGGCACCAAAGTTTGTATCAGGTGTTGTTGCCTGAAGTCTCTTGAAGAGTTTTATTCGTTTTACTCGAGTCGATATGGCAAAACATGTACGCATGCTCAATGTAAAAAGTGTAAGGCCAGTGAGACAAAGGCACATTATGTGCCTCATCCGAAACCAATCCAGGTAAAGACAGAAGAAGAGAAGCAGCAGTATTTCCGGGACTACCAAAAAAGCAATCGCGGCAAGATGAATTCTTACCGGGAAGCCTGGAAGGCTAAGAACCGGGAGTATTTCGAGGCTCAGGCAGCGGCTTATTACGAGGCTAACAAGGATCGTATCCGGGAGCGAGACAAGGCCAGGCGTAAGGCAGAGAAGGAAACTGCTAAGACGCGCTGGCGATCCGAACGGCTAGCAAAGAAAGCACGACGGGATGCAGGTTGGCGTAAGGAAGCCCCAGCGATTCAGGTCGCTGTTACTGAGTGCTTGGAATCCTACCGGATTGGGAATCAGTATTGGGATGTTTACGAATCACAGTTAATCGATAATCCGACTATCGATCACATTGTGCCGGTTACGGCAGCAGGCACGCACACCGCGGATAACTTCTGCATAACCTCACTTGAAAACAATGCTTCAAAAGGAAATCGGTCCCTTCTCGTCTGGCTTGCCAAACGTGCAAGGCGATTTGCAGCAGCTGCTAAATCCAGCGGCACTCGCGGCCGAAAGGCTACGTCGCCAGAGAAATCGGCTCGATCAAATCTTCCCAGAGAAAGGCCCGTTCCGTAGGGAATTGTATCCGAAGCATATGCTGTTTTTCCGCGGTGGTGGCCAGCATGATCCGATTCCTGGGTGTTGTCCTCCGGAGTGTGATGGCTCACCGCATAGAGAACGTTGCTGGATCGCAGCGAATCGTGTCGGGAAAACTACAGCAGGTGTTTACGAGGTAGTACTTCATCTTACTGGGAAATACCCTGACTGGTGGACAGGTAAGCGGTTTGATAGGCACATCAAGGCATGGGCAGCATCAGATACCAGTAAAACTGTGAGAGGGGTTCTGCAGGAGAAATTTCTGGGCCCTCCTAATGCCAGGGGCACGGGATTAATCCCAGCAGATGACATCGTGTACTCGACTGCTAAGGCTGGGATAGCGGAAGCTGCTGATGTCATCTACGTAAGGCATGTCAGTGGTGGTATATCGAGCGTGCAGTTGAAGAGTTACCAGGAAGGGCGTGAGTCTTTTCAGGCGGACACCATTGATTTTGTGCTTTTGGACGAAGAACCCGAAATCTCAATTTATGCTGAGGTTCTTATTAGAACCATGTCAACTAACGGACAAGTCGCGCTTGTATTCACGCCTCTTCAAGGATTAAGCGAGGTAGTGTTGAGTTTCCTGCCGGAAGGAGCGCAGCCGAAGGTGGTGGCTGAGTGACAACGCTGTCAGCGTATGCTCGAGCCATATGGCGCTGGTGGCCGGAGATTCTGTTGTGGCCATGGCGTGCCCGCGGACCGGTGGATCTTAGCGACTGCTATGCTACGGGCGCTAATGCGCTAAAGCGAAGAGCGAAGAAGCCGACATAGAAGAGAGAACCAGGAAGCCAGAGCGAGCCATTACGAGAGAGAGCACCGTGATCATAGAGCGAGCCGTGAATACAGAGGGCACCGTTGATTTAGAGCGAGCCATGGCTTTCGGACAAGGAGAGCGAGCCGAGAAAACTGAGAGTGCCGTGCTCAAGGAGCGAGCCGGGGAAATAGAGAGCACCGTCGCACGGAAGCGAGCCAAGCAGCAGGAGAGTACCGCACTGTCCGAGCGAGCCGTAATCGCGGAGAGGTACCGAAGAGCGGAAGCGAGCCGGGGTTTCGGAGTGTTGCGCTAAAGCGTGTTGCGCTAAAGCAACGAACCGAGAAAAAAGAGCGAGCCGACATGCACGAGAGCACCGGATTAGGTGAGCGAGCCATCAAGCCAGAGAGTACCGTGCAGCAAGAGCGAGCCATACACACTGAGTGAACCGGGATGCGTGAGCGAGCCGAAGACAGTGAGTGAACCATGCGTTACGAGCGAGCCGAACCCAAGAGAGAGTAGCCTTAACTGGTGAGCGCAAATATCGAAGCTGTCCAGAAACTGTCGCGGGACCTTCGCGCCGCCGCCAAGCTGATGGGTGTGCGCGAAGCCAGATATTTTGTTGACAGTTACTACGACCTTCAGGACTACCGCATCGCAGCCGCCAACCAGCAGCGCAAACTGCTCGAGGGCCAGGAGCCCTCCGAATTCATCGCCTGGCTAAACGGGCAACTGGTGGTGCTCGAGAATCAGATCAAAGCCGTGCTCGACAAGTGGAGCGCGGCGCAACCGATGGGCGAGTGGAGCCGTTCGATCGTAGGGATCGGCCCCGTAATTTCATCGGGATTGATTGCCAACATCGATATCACAAAAGCCCCGACCGTAGGCCATATCTGGAGATTTGCGGGCTTGGATCCCACTACGAAATGGGGTAAAGGTGAGAAGCGCCCTTGGAACGCATCCCTCAAACGTCTGTGCTGGTTGATGGGCGAGTCGTTCGTTAAGGTGAGCGGGCACAAGGACGATGTGTACGGCAAGCTGTATCTCGAGCGCAAGGCCTATGAGCAGCAGCGCAATGAGGCTGGTGAACTTGCGCCGCAAGCAGCGGAACGCCTAAAGCAGGCGAGAGCAAAGAAGTTGGATGACGGCCTGATTAAACTGTTCGAATCCGGCAAATTGCCCGCAATGGCTCTGCACGAGCGGGCAAAACGGTGGGCGGTTAAGCTGTTCTTGGCACATTACCAGGAAGCTGCATACCGTTTGCATTATGGGACGGAACCGCCGCTCCCGTACCCAATTGCACATTTAGGTCATGCGCATTTAATAAAGGGGCCTCAGTAGCCCGTTTCAAAAACGTCATCCTAAACGCCTAGCTGCGGCTGTTGCAAACAAAGCCATCTTTCAGCCCTGAAAACCTGTTTCAGAATCGATCATATTTGACGCATGCGAATCGGCATTCCACCGCGTACCCCGCCCCGGCGGAGACCAAAGCTGAATGCATGTGATCGAGGGGAGTGGGACCGTCAGGTCAGGCTGGAAAAATACACCACGGAACGCGGCAAGCGCAATTGGCGTCTGCACAGAGATCTCTGGAAGGATAGCCGCCGGTGGAACTGTAGAAGCCTTTACGACTATAGCTACTATCTCCGTAGTTGTGCTTACTGGTTCGTAGAGAGAAGCGCGAACGCAGGATAAGGTACGTTATCTTGCACTCGACCCCATGAAGGAAAAGAAGCCGAAGCAGCTCCGGGTAACGGTCTCGCGGGTGGTGGTTAAGCCCGACTATACGGATGTCCACTTAACGTATGGCCGGTCACTTGGACTTGGCACGGTGCGGCTGCACACGGAAGATTTCGCCGACTTCGTTGAAGGATTGCGTCTAGGATTCGGTGATATTGTTATCACGCACGCCAAATCAATCAAGGAGTAACCCACGATGGCTGTAAAGAAGACGGTAGTTGTTGTTCGTCCCTTTAAGGACAGGGACGGCCGAGATCATAAAGTAGGCGAGCGGATCGAAGTGGATCCGGACTACGGGCAGGAGATCATTCGCGACGGGAGTGTTAAGGAAGACGCCGCACATCCTGATCAGAGCCTGCCAACGCCCCCCAAGGCCGAGCCCAAGTCGTAAACCAGCCAGGAGGAGGTAATGGATTTAATTCAACTATTAATTGTGCTGATTATCGTTGGCGTAGTTTTATATTTCGTCAACCATTACCTCCCATTGGACGCGCCGATCCGAATGCTGATCAACGTAGTGGTGGTGATCATCCTGCTGCTCTGGCTGCTGGGTTTGTTCGGGTACGGCCGGTACAACGTAGGGGTTCCTCACGTTGGGCGCTAAAGCGAAGAGCGGTGATCGATCCACCCGGGACCTGCTCAGGAGCCCGTCCTGGTTGTGGGTGATGATTGCGGGCGCCGGGATGTGGGCTGCCTGTTTATATCTCGCGTGGCTCGCATGGCGCTAATCTGATAGAGCGTCGACAGTAGTCGATAGCTCAAATCAGAAGGAGGCGCGAAGCCGCAGTCGCGGGATATGGGAGCTTACGTCGCAGTAGATAGCCAAAGAATCGAGAGCAAGAACAATAGCCCCGTCCGACAGCGGGGTTATTGTATTTATGGGTGGTCCACCTCCTTACCAGCTACCCCGGCGATGAACACCAGACCGTTGTTTCGCGTGCTTGCCATGGCCGGGGTGCTGGGTTCGATGGGCCGCCCGCAGCAAGCCGATCCACGGCGTCCTGACGCGCAGCCTCGGGCAGGCTCCCCCACCTCGAACTACGACCCGTTCAAGACGGGGGTGCAGAGCGTACCAACGAACGTTGTCATTGCGCTTGGGAGCACGGTAACGATCGCGGATATGGTATGTGAAGTTATATCGTGGCCACGCGACACCCGTAGCGTCACGTGCGGCTTGTCCGGTTCGCAGCCGGCCTACTCCGGGGTGCTCATCGTGCATTTCACTGACAAGTCGGCATGGTCTCGGACGGTCAGTGTGGAGCAACCCACCAACGCGGGGGTCAGGAGCACGTGGGGTGTCGCAGCCATGACCGTCTACGGAGCTAAGGATATCTCGTACGTTGAATTTTCAAATGGCGGGACGCTAGCGATCTGGGAGCAGACACCGGCGGCAAAGAACGTACTCAAGGAACCGGCTGCTTACCCGACGCCACAGACAACGTACCCGCCTCCGGTTCACGTTCGCGAGATGCTCTGCAACGCGAGTGAGTTTCTGGTCGGGAAAGACCAGAACCCCGCGGCCACTCCATCCTACTCGATTACGTGTGTGCTGGCCGGGGATCAGCAGTATTATGGCGGGGATCTCGCCATCTGGTGGCATCAGTTTGAATCCCGCATTGCCGAGAAGAACACACCTCCACCGGTGCCAAAGGCGCAGAGCACAATCGACACTGCAAACCACGCCGAGTACGTGACTGTCGCGCATGATGTGATTTCGGGAGTGCAGCAGTACTGGGGTGTGGCCGCGATTCTGGTGCAGTCCCCGGTGAAGCTAGCGGTAGACAGGATTCAGTTTTATCCCGAGCGGGAGGATGTGTCATGGTTTCCGGGGCAGCAGCCGTTAGGAACGCTAAAGCGAGGGAACTCGAGCGTTGTGACCGGGAGATAGCGGAAGCGGTGTCTACCTTGCTATCCGGCTACCCGGATATCGATGGACCGTTGCTGGGGCTGTACGACTGGCGTTGTGAGAAGCGGTTGCTAGAATCCGAGATTGCACAAGAAGACAACGCAAGCGGAGATTGACGCGGTTTGTGAGTTGTACCGCGAGGGACTGAGTTATCAGAAGATCGCGAACCGGTTGAAGATCGGGGTAGCCTCGGTCGAGCACCGGCTACGTCTAGGCAAGGTCGAGCGAAACCGGATGGAGTACCGGCAGCGGCCAACGGACCCTGTTAAAGCAGGTAAGATGTAGGTGCAGAGTGTGGCATCTCTGTTTTTCTCCATCGTTGTTTAGTTGTCCATTGTTCGAACAAACGGTCGGGACCTCCTCCTCGGAACCCGGCCATTTGTTTTTTTAGGCATACCGAATGCACGGCGCTAAAGCGAACGAGCACGAGTATCAGTCGAACGCCTGTTATCACAAGGTGCACGAGGAGTGTGATCAAGCGTGTGAGTACTGTCAGGCGGAGTGTTCGTGTGCTTGTCATCAACCGGCAGAGAATTGGGACCATCAGTGAAGACGCGGCTAGGTCAGTACATGATCCACAATCAACCGCTGTATAAGCAGGTTGGTGGCGCGGGCGGGGTGTGGATCGACGTGGGCAGCACTCGGGCTCGGTTCCTGCGGGACACCCCCAACGCTAAGGTGAACGAGGTTGGCATGATCACCCGTGTGCTGGGGCTGGGCCGCGTCGAGGTGACGCTCGAGGACGGGCGTGTCCAACGTGTTGACAGGCACCTGCTGCACTTATTGAGCGCCGATGAGTAAGGCGCTGAAGCGAATAGAATAGATTCAGCAGGGCAATCAGTGCTCGCCAGCACCGATTACCCCTGACCGAAACCACAACCAGGGAGGGTTGCGGAATGGCTGACCCCAGCGTAACCGAAGAGAAGAAGACATGTACTCAGTGCGGCGAAGCGAAAGCGCTCTGTGAGTACAGAACATACAAAGAAGTAGCCGGTATTGGTAAGCGAAGACAGCGCCAACGTACCGAATGCAGAACTTGCGCTGCGAATCGTTGCAAAGAATCGCGAGTACGAATTCGCACAGCCGAGCTTGAAATTGCGCAGAAGCGATTGGAAACGCTTGCACCAGAGAAGCGTTGTTATATTTGCACTGCAACAAAGCCGATAGAGCAGTTTCGGCGAATCAATTACATAACAAGCACTGGCAAGTTAAGTTGGCGGTTTGATAGTAGATGTCTTGAGTGCACCCGAGAACGCGATCGACAACGCTATCAGCACAATCAGGAAAAGGAAAAAGCGCGAGTAAGAGAGTACGGCAAGCGCACACGTGAAGAGCGAACGGCAGTCGCAAGACTCTATCGCCAGACGAATCCTGAAAAACTAAAGCAGTGGCGTGAAGCGAAGTACAACCGAGATCTGGAGCGTAAATATGGCGTCACGTTCGAGATCTTTCAAGGACTAATAGAGCGCTATGGACGGCAGTGCATGATCTGCAAAAACAGTGAAGGCAAGATCGGAGTCGATCACTGTCACAAGACCGGTAAGATCCGTGGTCTCCTCTGCAATGGTTGTAATCTCGCACTAGGCAATATTAAAGAAGATCTCGATCGAGCACGAGGGTTGGCACATTACATCGAGGCTTATTGCAAATGAGTAAGTTCGTGGTGATGGCAACTTGGTCGGATATCCCGCACTTAAGTGAAGAGGCTAAATTAGATCTTTGGAATTCTATTCCTGCATATCAGCGTGAAGCACGATCGAAGGGTATCCCCTCGCTTGGTTCGGGTGCGATATACCCGATAGCGGAATCCGATTTAGTGGTGCCGGAGATGGCGATCCCAGATCACTGGCCGCGTGCGTATGGGATGGATGTAGGGTGGAACCGGACGGCGGTTGTGTGGGTTGCGCTCAACCGGGATACGGACGTTCTGTATTGCTGGTCCGAGCACTACCGCGGCGAAGCCGAGCCGGTGGTACATGTGCAGGCGATCCAGTCGAGGGGCAAGTGGATCCGGGGCGCGATCGACCCTGCAGCGCGAGGCCGGGGACAGATCGACGGCCGGGAACTGTTGCAGATGTACACCGACCTGGGGTTGGACCTGACACCCGCGGATAACGCAGTCGAGTCCGGTATTTACCACGTGATGACGCGCATGAGCTCGGGCCGGCTGAAGATCTTCCCATCGCTGGCGAACACGTTGAGCGAACTGCGGCTGTATCGGCGGGATGAGCGCGGCAAAGTGGTAAAGGCGCGGGATCACCTGATGGATGCGCTCCGTTATGTTTGTGTTGAGCTGCACAACGTGATTCAAACCAAGTCGACCGCGGTGAAGGATGAAGACCGCGAGTACCTGACGCCGGAGCGCAGCTACGCCTCGACCGGTTGGATGAGTTAGGCGCTGAAGCGAAGAATCGTTATTCGGCGGGATCGTACAGCTGCTCAAAGATATCTGGTTTGCAAGGGTAGCGTTCCCCTTTTACGCCGGTAATTACCCAGTCGTTCGGTGACACGTGCAGCGGACCTTCGAGCGTGCGGATAAAGGGGTTTCCGTCTTTGTCCCGTTCGATGCCTGCGGGATCCGGGTCACCGGGAACGTACTGGGTCGCTTCTATAACGACTGGTTTCTTACGATATTTCATGAATTGAGGATGCCATATGGGAATGTGTACCGCGTGCAGTGAGGAATCGTTACATGCCAGGCCGAAGAAGAAGCCGGCGGCAAAGGCCAAGGTAGCGAAGGTGATGGACGAGTTTTCAAGCGGTGAGCTCAAGAGCAGTTCGGGAACGCCCATAGTCCGCAAGGATCAGGCCATCGCAGTGGCATTAAACTCCGCCCGTAAATCAAAGAAGTAACTTCAACTCAACATGTCGGATTACGCGACCGCGCAAGCGCTGCTCCCGGGCTTGCCTGGGAAGACTGCGCCTTCTAAAAAGGACAGTGAAGATTTCCTGGCGACAGCCAGGGCCCGGTTCGATCTTGTTGCTGTGTACGAAGCGGAGTATCGAAAAATTGCGCTCGATGATGTTCGCTTCTATGACGGGGACCAGTGGGCCCAGGAAATTGCCACCCATCGCAAACTCGATCACCGGCCGTGCCTCACGATCAACCGATTGCCGCAGTTCGTTCACCAGGTCAGCAACAACCTCAAGCAGCTCAAGGCCGCGCCCAAGGTCAGCCCGGTAGACGCGCAAGGGGACCAGAAGACCGCCGAGGTGCTGCAAGGGCTGTTACGGCACATCGAGACCCAAAGCAATGCGGATGCAGCCAGGAGCTATGCGGCGTTTTATGCCGCGGTGTGCGGGCGAGGTTGGTACAGAGTCGTCACCAAGTATGTCGAGGGGAACACCTTCGATCAGGAAATCTACGTACAGAGGATCAAGAACCCGCAGACGGTGTACATGGACCCGAGCTGCCAGCAGCCGGATTACTCCGACGCCAAGTACGCCTTCATCGTTGAGGACTTGACCGAGGATGCGTACAAGGAACGCTACCCCGACGAGGACCTGTCGAGTGCCGAGGATTACCGCTCGCATGGCGATGGGTCTCCGGTCTGGCGTTGGGAAGGCGGCGTCAGGATAGCGGAGTATTTCTGCCGGCACACGCGCCAGGAGACGATTGTGATGCTTCGGGACGGCACGATTCTGCCGCTTGAGGAGGCCCCCGAAGGAGTGCCGGTAATCCGCAAGCGCACTGTAGACGTGCCGTATGTCGAGTGGAGTGTGATCAACGGCGAGAAGGTATTGGAGCAGGCGGAGTGGCCGGGTAAGTATATCCCGCTGATCGGTGTTGTCGGCGAAGAGTACGACGTGGACGGACGGGTGTCGATGGTGGGCATGGTGCGGCATGCGAAGGACGCCCAGAGGATGTTGAATTACTGGGAATCCGCGAAGACAGAGATCATTGCGCTGGCTCCGAAGGCCCCTTTTATAGTCGCGGAAGGGCAAATCGAGAACCACGAAAAGGAGTGGAGCCAGGCCAACTCGAAGACGTTCGCGTACCTGCAGTACAAGCCGAAGAGCGTTGGTCAGGAGATGGTGCCCCCGCCACAACGTCAGGTCTACGAGCCCCCGGTGCAGAGCATTACGGTGGCGCAGATGCAGACCGTGGACCACCTCAAGGCAACCACGGGCGTGTACGATGCGAGCCTCGGTAACCGCAGCAACGAAACGACTGGAGTTGCTATCAAAGCTCGACAGCTGCAGGGCGATGTCGCCAACTACCACTACAGCGACAACCTGGCGATTGCGATTACCCACGAGACCCGGGTATTAATCGATTTAATCCCGAAAATATATGACCGACCTGGACGGATTATCCGGATTATCGGTTCGGATAATACCGAGAAGCAGGTGCCGGTAGGGATGCCGTTTGACGACCAGGGGATTCAGCGGCTGTACGACCTGGGGTTAGGCCGTTACGACGTGGTAGCGGATGTCGGACCGAGTTATAAGACCAAGCGGGAGGAGTCCCGGGAGGGCATGCTAGGGTTCGCGCAGGTGGCGCCGGAGCTGGTGCCGCAGTACGCCGATCTGTATGTGGAGGCGCAGGACTGGCCGATGGCGGATGCGATTGCGGAGCGGGTGCGCCCGCCGAACATTCCCCCTAAAGGACAAGAACAGCTTCCGCCGGCCGCGATGCAACAGATTAACCAGCTGCAGCAACAGAACCAGCAACTAAACGAAGCGTTGCAGCAGGCGACCGAAGCACTGAACGTGCAGAAGATTCAGATGGACGCGAGCGAGCGGATGCAGATGCGCGAGATTCAGAGCAAGATGGCGATGCTCGAGCAGAAGCTGGCGAGCGATCAGTCGAGGGATTCGCAAAAGAACCGGGTGACCGTTGCTACTACGGAGAGCAAGATCGATAGCCAGGAGTCGATCGCGCAGTTAGATGCGGAGACCCGGTTGGTAGCGGAGAAGATGAAACAGAACGGCCCACCCCGTCCTCCGCTGACCGCGTTTGAACGAGAAGACTAACGCCTATGCCTGCTTTCGATGTTGCGGGTGCCCGGAAGGCCGGTTACGACGATAAGGAGATCCTGTCGTATGTCGCCGGCGAGGAGAATCCGGACCTGATACCCGGCACCGATGCGGAGAAGATCCGGCTGTTGCTGGCCCGCAACGGCAAGCACATGCTGGATGTCGAGTATCTTTCGCCAACGCAACTGGAGCCGATGCAGGAGGTGCAGTTTCAGGACTGGGCGAAGCGCAATAAGGTACGTCTTGAACCCGGGTGGAACGAAGACTACGACATGCGCGGGCTCTGGAAGGCGAACCCGAGCGCATCGCCGGATCCGCACGGGCACTGGCCGGACACGTATAAGCTGCCGAACCACCCAACCTTTTCGAGCCAGTCGGTGTATGCGCTGCCGGATTCGCCCAGGTGGTACGGGAAGCGGCTGATTGACTCGCAGGGCAAGGTGCTTGCGGATGAGTCGGATTCTCCGTTAGATTTACCGGAACTTCCTGCTCCGAAGTTGCCGCAGGGTCTGAGTGGTCCGCCTGCTTCTGTTCCCGGCAGCGTGCCGCAGACTGGAGAGCGCCGCAACCTATCGCCACAAGAAGCTGATGCGTTGTGGAGTGAGCAAGGTATACAGCCAACGTTGCCGCCGTTAAACCCGATGGATCTGGCGATGCTGGGGTTGAGCGGTCCGGAGCAGGATACCGGGATCCCCTTGTCGATGCTGGCAGCGGTGCGAAAAGGCGGCAAAGGCACAACCTTAACAGACCTGACCAAGCCGGTTCGGGCGTACCACGGAACGACAAAGTTTTTTGACGAGTTCGACCCGGCAGTATCGAAGGACCTCGGTATCCATTTCGGCACGCCTGAACAAGCGACTCAGGCTGTTAAAGGTTTTTATGGGGATTTCCCCGAAGGTGCGCATATCCGGCCCGTGGATATCAAGGTGGAGAATCCCGTCAGGCTGCCGGATATTTTTTCGCTTCTCGGCAAGGGCAGGGTTTCCGATGTTAAGAAGCTAACGCTCGAATCTCCTCTGCGGTGGGCGGATCAAGACCGGCAACAGCTATATGCCGCAGCCAAACGCATCGATGCGCTAAAGCGAAAAACAGGCGGGATCAGATCCTGGGTCCTGCCGGAACACTCGACTTTACTAAGCGATGCGGAAAAGGCGGAACTTAAAGATGTCGAGCGCAGCTACTGGGCTTTAGTAGAGAAAACCATCAAGGACAACGGGTACGATTCTGCCGTCTACGCCAACAAGGTTGAGGGCAAAGGCGACAGCTACATCATGTTCGATCCTGCCCGCATTGCTCCTGCTTATGGCGGCTCCCTCCCGGATTTAGTCAAAAAGAAACGGAAATAGATATGTCATTAGTTGTATCCAGCACCACCGACAGCCAGGAAGCGGTCAACGCGGCCGCCGGCATCGAAGCGCCCCCTGAAGAGCAGGCGCAGAAGCCAACGCCGGTTCCGCTCGAGGACCCCGACACCGAGGAGGAAGAGCCCGAGGATCCGGACGAGGAAGATTCCGACAAACCGGTTGCGGAACAGAATGCGCTAAAGCGAGAGAAGCCGAAGGGTGGGTTTCAGCGTAAAATCGAGCGCCTGCAAGCGCAGAACGAGCAGCGCGAGCAGCGGATCCGGGAGCTTGAAGCGGAGCGCCAACGCTATGCACCACCACCCCAGCAACCGCAGCAGCAACCTGCCGGACCTCCGAAGGCGGAGGATTACCCCAACGACTACGAGGCTTACAACCGGGCGGTGATCCGCTACGAGGCACGCCAGGAGATCGAGCAGGAGCTGAAATCCCGGGTGGAAGCGCAACGCCAGCAGGCCGAGCAGAAGGCGCAGCAGGAGATAGATCAGCGCTGGCACCAGGGTGTGAGCGCGATGAAGCAACAAGCTACGGATTTCGAGGATACGCTCGAGAGCGTGTCGCACATCATATTGCCGCCGTGGATTGAAGCGGCGATCAAGCGGGACCCTAACGGGGCGCATCTGGCCTATGAGCTGGCGCGTCACCCGGAGGAGTTTCAGAAGATCGCCGAGATCCCGAACCCGCTGGAGGGCATCAGCGCTCTGGGCGAGTTTCGAGGATCGATTAAATCACAGGCGGCAGCACCGCGTGGCGCTGAAGCGGATCTTCGCCAAGGCGCTCGAAAGGTTGCATCCGATGCGCCCGCGCCGATCCGGCCGGTCGGTCAAAGCGTGTCCGGCACCCGAGTCACCCGTTCGCTCGACGAGTTGTCTTATCAGGACTACAAGCGGGCCCGCGAGCGGGAGATCAAAGCGCGGAAGCAGCGCTAAAGCGGATCTTCGCTTTGGCTCGCAGCGCTAGGCGACCGTCGTGAGATAGACGTCTAGCGAACCAAATAACCAGGTCACTACTGCCGGGAGGCAGAAGGAGTATAGATGGCGGGCAATAATTTATTGACCATGAGTATGATTACACGCGAAGCCGCGCGTGTGCTCGAAAATAACCTCTGCTTTGCAAAGCAGATACGTAGAACGTACGCCGATGAGTTCGCCCGCAGCGGAGCGAAAATCGGCAGCGTCCTAAACATTAGGAAACCACCGAAGTACATCGGTCGTGTGGGACGCACCTGCGTGGTTGAAGACGTTGTCGAGACCTCCGTCCCATTGAGCCTCACGACGCAGTTCGGCGTGGACATGTCGTTCACGTCAGCCGAGATGGCGTTGAGTATCGATGACTTCAGCGATCGCATTCTGAAGCCAGCTATCGCCGTTGTTGCTAACAAGATCGACCGCGATCTGCTGTCGATGTACAACGTTGTGCCGAACGTGGTGGGCACCGCGGGCGTCGTACCCAACGCATTGCTCACGTACTTGATGGCGGGAGTGGCTTTGGATGACAATATGGCGCCTCGCGATAATCAGCGGGCTATCGTCGTGAACCCGATCCAGCAAGCAACAATTGTTGACGCATTAAAAGGTTTATTCCAATCTGCCTCGCAAATTGAAGATCAATATGAGCAAGGCACGATGGGCCTCACGGCGGGATTCAAGTGGTGTATGGATCAAAATGTGTGGACGCATACAGCTGGCGCGTATGGCGGCGCACCGATCGTCTCCGGCGGCTCGCAGGTCGGAAGTAACCTGTTAGTCTCGGGCTTTACCGCAGCCGCAGCCCCTCGATTGAAGAAGGGCGATATGTTCACGCTAGCAGGTGTCAACGCAGTGAACGGGCAGAACCGTCAGACGCTCGGGTACCTCAGAACGTTCACCGTCACCTCCGATGTTTCCTCCGCGGCTGATGGCACGGCAACGGTGCCTATCTATCCGCCCATCATCGCTACCGGTGCCACTCAGACGGTAACCGCATCTCCGGCCGGCGGCACCCCGCTCACGATGACCTTCACCGCGGGGCAGGTCACCTCGCAGGCCCTTGCATTTCATAAAGACGCGTTCACATTCGCTTCCGCCGATTTACCCCTGCCGGACGGCGTGGACAAAGCAGCGCGGGTCAGCGACTCGCAGTTGGGGTTGTCGATCCGCATGATTCGCCAATACTCGATCTGCGATGATGCGTGGCCAACTAGGCTCGATATTCTTTACGGGTTTGCGCCCGTCTATCCCGAGCTTGCGTGCCGCATAATATCCTAAGGTGATATACTGGCCTTGTGCCAGAAATATATCTTACTACGGATCGGTTCTCCTCTAAGGATTGTGAATACTGCGGAAGGCTTTATCGAGTCCCGCGTTCCCGGCTCGCTGCGAGCAAGTACTGCTCATACGAGTGCATGGGAAAGGCGAACACCAGAGATGTTCAATCCAAGCTATGCGGGGTATGCGGTAAGCCGTTCGAACAGCGAAGAGGGGAAATGCCTGCGAGGTTTCAGGCACGCAGTTATTGCTCGCAGGCGTGCGCGGGAGTAGCGAAGCGCAAGACCGTTCAGCCCGTAAAGCCATGCGAGGTTTGCGGTGAGTTGTTTAGTCAAGGCGCACAAAGACTACATGCCTTTCTAAAAAGAAGGTACTGCTCAGTTCAGTGCACTGCGGTATCACTACAGAACGATATTCAAGATGTTCTGGCTCATGTCAAACCTGATCCTGTAAGCGGTTGTCATGTCTGGACCGGGCGCAAGGATTGGAGAGGATATGGGCGTACCAGCCTGAAAGGCCAACCAGTGCAAGCGCACCGCGCGGTGTGGGAGCACTATAAAGGCCCGATTCCCGAAGGATTACATCTAGATCACATTTGCCGCAATACAAGTTGCTGCAACGTTGATCACTTACGGGCAGTAACTCCCAAGGTCAATGTATTGGCGGGTATTGGCCCGGCAGCACGCTATGCCGCCCGTGAAAACTGTGATAAATGCGGTGGCCCGTTCAGCGTTTTTCCCGATGGTATCCGATACTGCAAACCTTGCCGTGATGCCAAGGTAGCGGAGTATCAGCAGTGGCGGCGTGCCAATAAGAAAGCTGGCGGTGATGGTGTCAAGCATGCTGTCACACCGGAACACAAAAAGCGTCAAGAGGCCGAACAGCGGCGCACTGAAAACACTAAGGCATGTCTTGATTGCGGTGCTACGTTCACAGCCGCATACGGACAATGGACCGCATTTAAACGCCGGAAGTATTGCTCTCCTGAATGCGCCCGGAAGCATCTAGGCGACAAACGCAAGGCAGTAGCTGATTGCGTGAAGTGCGGAACGCCTTACAGTACATATCCCAGCGGCAAGCGTTATTGCAGGCCTTGCGCTGAAAAGACACTGAAATTAAAGAAGGAGAAGGAAATTGGCACAAGAATTTGATGGCACCAATACGCTCAACCCCGTAGGGTTTGCGTTCAGCACCAGTGCGGGGCCCTTCCAAGCCCAGCCTTATCCGCGTTACGTATATCACGCGACGGAACCACCGCGCACGGTTAACAGTAAAGAAGAATACGAGGCATTGGGTGAGGGCTGGTTCCTGACCTACCAGCATCAGGAATACCCGAAGATCATGTTCGCGCCGAACGGGAACACGGTGACCGTGAACAACCCGGAGGAGGAAACCGCGCAGGGCAGTGCGGAAGGCGGGCCATGGACGACCACGCCGAACCCAACGGACCCGGCAGCGCCGATCGATCAGTCCCGCAGCACCAACTTCACCTTGCAGGACAAGGCGGAAGCGATCCGCGACTCGCGCCGGCTAAGCCTCGATTACGTGCAGTTGAACCAGGCGCTCGACTGCTACGCGGACAACGCGCCGATGCGGGCGATTGACCAGAGGGAGATCCCGCGGCCGCGAATCCATCCGACCGAGACAGCGGAGCAGATCCGCAAGCGGCGGGAAGAAGACGAAGAGCGGCGTAACCGCGGCGAGCACGTCGAGCACAATGCGAAAGCAAAGAACGACAAGAAGGACAAGTAGCCATGGCCACGCACAACGCTGAGGAGCACCCGCGGCCCACACAACTCCCTGCGGACAAGCGGGACCGCGAGCACAAGTCCACGAGTATCCCGTTCGCCATCCATGAGCTTGACGAAGAAGACTGCCTGATCATCCGCTTGGACAGAAAAGATCCAGCGCGACGGAAGATCATGTCTGCGATCCAGACAGCACTCGAGAGCCTGGGGCATCGTACAGATGATGCTACGCGGGCCAAGAGCTATGCAGCGGAGCGATTACCTGATGACTGGCGAAGGAAGATGCCGGCCCGCGACCCGAATGACCCAAACGAAACTCGTGCCTACCGTAAGCCCGGAGAATCAGCGCCCTGACGCCCTAAAGGGATCAGTCCCTTCAGGGCCTGAAGGCCAACAACGCCCTAAATTCGTGACGTTCAAAATGCGGTGCGGAAGGCTCTTGCGGGTGCTTGACACGGCATCGGCAAGGGCCAACGCAAAGAGGATGGGTTGGATTGAAGTACGTACGACCTAGCGGTTCCACGACAGATCCGTGAGATGAGCCCATCGATGCCGATTAGAGATATTTTTCAGGTGTGAGCGAGAAATTCCGAACTGTCTCGCTATATCTGCTTTGTCCTTGCCGGAAAGATACAGGGTGTTTATCTCTCGTATCTGAGCTTCCGTAAGCCTACTTTGACTGTGTGCCTCACCATGGTGGTCGGGGTATATTCGTCGTCCCTTCCGAATGCAGTCCTGGGTGTTGTCGTTTTTTGTCCCCAAGAATAGATGGGAAGGGCGAAAGCATCGGGGATTATCACACTTGTGACAGATACACCAAGGCCCCGGTAACATGGGACCGTAATGCAATATGTAGGCTAAACGGTGTACTCGTTTTTCTCCGTATGATGAGCTCAGGTAGCCATATCCCAAAACATCTGCTGCATAGGGCCATTCCATGCATTTGGCTCCGTCCGCAGGTGGATGCTTGATAGCTTCTTTGAGGTACTCGAATCTGGTAGGGTGAGAACGCATCGGGGCCCCTCCATCGGGCTTTGGTGCACGGGTCTGTTGCTGGTACAAACAGCGCAGGCCCTCTTCTATTTTAGAGGACAAATATGGCGACAGTGCAGCAATTCATAGAGTCAACGTTGCGTTTGATAAGGGTCTTAGACAGCGGTGAATCAGCGACTGCGACGGAGTTGAGTGATGGTTTGACATCTCTGAATCAGTTGATAGGTTCGTGGTCTGCAGCAGGTTTGCCCGTGTACCAGGAGACGATGGTCGCGTTCGGGCTGACCGGCGCGGAGTCCTATCCGCTTGCGATCCGTCCGGTGCGGCTCACCTCCGCCTATGTCCATTACGCGGGGATCAGCTTTCCGGTGGCGATCGTTCCCTCGCAGGTGTGGGCGCAGCCAAAAGACAGAACCGCCACCTCGAAGTTCGCCAAGGAACTTTACTACGATGCGGGTTACCCCGTCGCCACGGTCTTCCTGTGGCCGGCTCCTGGCATCGGCTCAACGCTCAAGCTGTACGTACTCGCTCCGCTTGCGCAGTTTGCGTCCTTGAGCGATACGATCAACCTGCCGCCCGGTTACGAGCAGGCACTGCGCTACGGACTCGCCGGGGTGCTGGCGCCGGAGTATGGATCGGCGCTACCGCCGGAATATCAGCAGCAGGCCGCGCAAGCAACGGCTAACATCGCCACCATGAACGCCGCGGCGATCGGGCAGGCCCCGCCCGCAACGCAAGTACCGGCAGCATCTTAGGCGCTAAAGCGAAGAAGATAAACGTAAGCAACCGCGTGCCTAAAGGCAGCGGCTTGTAGCTGAATTATGCAGACCGATTTCTACACAACGCGCTACGTTCACGGCCAGCTTACAGGTGGCCCTACCGTTATTCACGGCAGCGAAAGTTACACAATACTGCAAGAAAACAAGCCCAACCGTTTACCCGTTTCCGGGTGCCTTCAGCTTGACAACACCAATTGTATTAAGCGTGGGGACGGTCGGCAACCAACAGACGTACCAGTACGAAAGGGTGGCGCTTCCTCCGCATGGCTGAAGCCAACGGTTTCCGCGCCACAGTTTATATGACAACTACGAACGATAACTGCATCGGACTGATGAGTGGGACGCTGGTGCGTCCCGTGCCGCGCTACCCCGCAAGCGTTGTCACTGACGCCTCGCTGAAGGTGGCCGCCAACCGCATTCAGGCGTCCCTGGTGGGATCTGTGGGAGTGGGCGACACCCTGCTAACGTTTGCCGATGTATCGCGCCTGGTGCCCGATATGCTGCTTTCGCTCGATAGCGAAATTGTCAGCATCACCTCGATCAGCGGCAACGTGGCTACCGTAGTTCGCGGCTTTGACGGCACCCAGCCCGCTTGTCACTCCTCAGGAACGATTGCAGCCGCCAATACGGTTGCTTATCATCACAACGCACTGGTAGCCGAGGTCGAAGCCATCGAGCAGGCGCTCGGGCCGAACCTGAGCAACATCGGCGGGGCGACCGGGTCCTCCATCCTTGCCGGCAGTTATGACTTCGCGGCGCAGACTCCCGGCGGCACGCTCATTGCCGGCACCAACGTGATCACGCTGAACCCTGTGCCGCGCGGTGTCAGCGGAACCGACAAGCATCATTGGCTGTGGATCGACCAGGGCACGGGAACGCCTGAAGCCTGCCTGATCACCGGCGGGACAGCGGTTTCGGGCGCCGTATCGGGCACTGTGATCGTCAATTGCGCGTTTCCTCATTCGGGCGCGTGGCGGATCTCGAGCGCAACCGCCGGCATCGAAGAGGCGTTGAACCTGTCCCGCTACGTTGCGGAAGCCAGGCGTACCGTTACGATTCACGCGCCGATTTGGCTGGATAGCGTAAAGGAACTTTATGCTGCGCCGCTGTGGGGAGTCGAAATCATCCAGGCATCCGTCAATACCGACTGCGTGTGGATCGGGGATGACGGGTTGTCGGAATCGCTCGGGTGTGTGTTGCGCGGCTTTAGTTTTTCAACGGCCAGCGGCACATGGTCATCGGGCTGGGCGATCAACGTGAGGTGCGCCGGGTTTGTCGAGATCCGTGACTGCTACGTGTACGCCAATAGTCTGATATGGGGCGGCATCAACTTATACCGTGTAGTCCGCGGGAATTTGTGGAACAACTACATTTCAAGGACCCAGAGCCACGGTGTGCTGATCTCCGGTCGCGATGCGGGCAACCAGTCGATGACCTGCAACCTGATCCACTGCGAATTCGTCTCGCCCGCCGGGAATCCTGTCCGGGTCGGTGATTACGCGCAGGGGCTTTCGTTCCGGGACTGCATTTTTAACGGGTGCGTTACGGATGCCATCTCGTTTTCTCCTGCCACGTTTACCTCGGGCGTGAACGTCAACTACTTCATCTCGGAATGCGACATCGAGGGTGCGGGCATCTACGCGCAGAACGTAGCCAATCTGCAGATTGTGAATAACTGGTTGTCTGCCGCGCCCGCGTTAAGCAGCCTGAAACTCGCTGCTTCGGTCGATACCGTAGTGTTTGTGGGCAACCTCATCACCGGGGCGGGTGGCGCAACATCGGTTCCGCTCATCGATAACAGCGCTACGAATGTGCTGATCTCGGGCAATTCCATCAATGGCGGTGGCACGCCGCTGATACCCGTGCTCGTCGCGGTAGGGGCAGCGGCTAGAAAAACCACGATTACCGGCAATCTGTTGTTTCTCGCGGACAAGTGCGTGCAGATTAATGCTGCCGCCGCAGACACCAGCATCACCGGGAACACGTTTACTAATACCACTACCCCGGTATCGGGCAAGGGCAGCAACCGTTATGTCACTCAGAACAAGGGTATCGACGATCAGATACCGGGGGGCATGACGGCGACCGCAACGATAACGCCGCTGAACCCGGTGGTGATCGTTGTCGGAACAACGGCGATCGATACCATCACGGTTCCCGATACGTTCTCGGGACCGTTGACGCTGCTGCCCGGGAATCCGTTTACCTGGACGGCTGCCGGCAATATCCGGGTGGCGGGGACCGCGGTGGTCGGCAAGGCGCTCACGCTCGTGTGGGACTACATCGATGCCAAGTGGTGGCCGAGCTACACCTGACGTTCGCTTTAGCGCGATCCGTTATGCCCCGGAAATGCGCTAAAGCGAACTCGCCCCGATAAACAGCAGAACCGCGAAGAAAAAGAAAGCCACAGCGACCAGCGCAAGCGAGATGACAAACAGGATTAGCACGAATGCCCAACTTTAATACAACCCTGTGGAACTCGTCTATCTGGGGCGGTACCAGTGGTACTACGGGCACAGGTGCCGTTACCGCCCGAAGGCTGATCTACGACGCCTACCGTGCCCTCGGTGTTTTGCGTCCCGGGCAGCAGACCAGCCCGGAAGGACACGAGGATGCCTTCGGGCTGCTCAACGATATGGTCGATTCCTGGAACACGGAATCGCTGATGATCCCGGCCCTTGAGCGTGCGGTGTACCCGCTGACCGCAGGAGTTGGTTCCTACACATTAGGACCAGGTGGAACGCTGAGCGGATCTCGTCCGCAACGAACCGTAAGTGCAGCACTGGTGGCCTGTGATTGCGGGTGTGGCTGCGCTGATGGCGATTGCCGGCAACTGGTATTACGTTCCACGTGGATGGACTGCTCCTTGAAGTGTGGGGTTTTTATCGACTCGGCGTACCCGAACGTGAACGTCCGCATCCATCCCGCACCGTCCGCAGGACAGTCCCTGGCACTGCAGTCCTGGGGAACGCTCTCGAGCTTTGCGGATCTCGACAGCGCTTACGGGTTCCCTCCGGGTTATGCGCTCGCGTTGCGGTGGGGATTAGCTTTCGAACTCGCCCCGTTGGCGTTGATCATGATGAAGATACCGTCGAACCTGCTGCAGGTGATCGAGCAACGTGCCGTAGCATCGAAGGCTGCAGTCAAGTCGTTCAACTCGAGTCCACCCCCCGAGATAGAGATAGCCTCTGGTGGACACTACGATTTCTGCTCGGATTCCTATATCTGAAGAGTTGATCCCCCGGAAAAATGCGAACTGCGGCATCTCTATCGATAACGCGTACCCGCTTCAATGAGGCCGGGGGATCAACCGCAGCGTAGCACTGAAGCTTCAAACGAATCTATAGCACGGAAGTACCACAGGTTCTAATGTCTAACTGCATACCGATTCCCGGCCCTCCGGGACCCCCGGGGCCTACCGGACCGCAAGGCATACCGGGGACTCCGGGCGGACCCCCTGGACCGGCTGGCCCAACGGGCGCAACCGGGGCGACCGGCGCCGCGGGCGCAACTGGGCCGCAGGGGCCGGCCGGTGTCGTCAACCCGTTCCGTCTCGGACATACCTGGGGGCTGTCCGGTGATGTGTCAGCCCTAACCACGCTGCCATCCATGTTCGTGCCGCTGCGTTCAGGGCAGGCATCAACGCTGATCGGGCTGCGGGCGAAGATCGGGAGCGGGACCAGTATCGGTGTGCAACTGAAGCGCAACGGCAGCAACCTCGGCAGCGTGATAACAGTGACCACAACTGTAGCGACAACGGTGTTCAGTCAGGCACTGGCGGCCGATGACGAGTTGACGCTGGTGCTGTCCTCCCCGGCAGGCACCCCCTCGAACCTCGGCATGACTTTATACCTGGAGCACACCCCATGAATCTGCTCCTCATCGATAGTTTTGACCATTACAACACTGCCGATATTGCCAAAAAATGGACTGCGGCCAACATCGGCAGCATCAGCGCAGGCACCGGACGGAACGGCACCGCTTCGATGCGAATCTTCGGCTCGCAGAACGGTCCGCAGTTTTCCGTGTCCAACCTGCCTACGGTCTATGTCGGGTTCGCCTTCAGGTTGCAGAATGCCGGCGCGACCATGCACATGCTTCGCCTGCTCGACGGCGCATCCATCCAGCTCGACATGGGGATCACCCCGTCGAACTTCATGGTGGTCAAGCGGGGCGGCGCGACCGTGGTGTCTACCGCGACCACGAATGCGCTGTCGGCAGGAGCTTATTACTTCCTCGAGGCGCGGTTCACGCTGCACGCAAGCGCCGGGAGTTGCGAGGTGCGGGTGAACGGGGTAACCGTCATCAACGACACGGGGCTGAACCTCATCACCTCAGCCAATGCCTATATGAATTCCGTAATGCTGATGTCTGCCGCGGGAACCGGCAATCACGATTTTGATGATTTTTGGATGACGACAGATGCTTTCCTCGGGGATTGCAGGGTCGTTGCCGTATTGCCGCAGGGCGCAGGCAATTACAGTCAGTGGACTCCCAGCGCCGGACTCGGGTGGCAGTGCGTCGACGAGGCGGCTATGAATGCCGATACTGATTATGTCTTGAGCGCCGTTGCAGGCCAGCGCAACTCTTACGACTTCGCCCCGGTTGGTTTTACCGGCAATGTCAAAGCGGTGCAGCAGATAACAACGCTACGCAAAGACGATGCCGGATCGCGCACAGCGCAGCAGTTCGCCCGCATATCGGGCACGGATTACGACAGTGCGAATATCACCGTACTCGACAGCTACGCCATGCAGCGGCGCATCCTGACGGTGAATCCGGCCACGGGCGCGGGCTGGAACACCTCTGATATCGATAATGCGGAATTCGGCACGCGGATTGTCAGCTGATGGCAATAAGATTAACGCAAGAGGTACTCGAGATCCTCGCGGTGACGATACCTGCGGTTAGGTGTACCCAAGAAGTGCTTGAGATTATCGGCAACCTGAGCGAACCCGAGAACCCCGGCAGTCAACGGCAACCGATAGTGACTATCGCCTGATGGATCACAGCCCATGCCTATAGCGCCATTTTCGCTCTGCGGTGGAACCAACATTACCCGTGACTCGCTTTGGAGTTGCGAACGAAGCGTGAACTGGTTCCCAATCATCGACACCTCCGGCACCGCACAATCGAAAGTCGAGCTCGCCCCGATTCCGGGATTGCAGGTCTTCACAACGTTAACCAACCCTCCCATAAGAGGTCTATGGGCGGGCGACAACCGCTTATTTGCCGTAGCGCAGGGTGGGTTATTCGAGATCTTCTCGAGCGGCGCAGCCACCGCGATAACAGGTGGTGTCCTCAGCGCAGCCACTCCGGTGCAGTTCGCCGGCGGGGGGAACGAAATACTCATCGCATCCGGAGACCAGATTTGGTATGCAACCGGTGGGGTCAGCCACAAGACGTACGATGGCGCGATCTCAGTTGTTTACCTCGACGGCTATTACATCATCCTAAGGACGGACGGAAAGACCATCCAACTCTCAACGGACGGACTCGTATGGGACCCGCTCGATGTAGCGCAGTCGCAGGCGATGCCTGACCGCCTTGTCAGACTCGAGGTGCATGAGGGCCATCTGTGGATCTTCGGGCAGCGCTCAATCCGTGTCTGGTACGACAGCGGGAACGCCGATTTCCCCTTCGCGCCGATTGATGGGGCCATGATCGACCAGGGCACGATGGCCCCGTGGAGTGTCACAAAGATCGATCGCCGGTTGTACTGGCTCGGTATGGACCAGTACGGTTACGGGCGGGTGTTTAGGACCGAGGGTTATACACCGGTTCCAATTAGCAACCAGGCCATCGAATACCTGATTAAGGGCTACTTGGATTTAGGGACCGATCAGTGCATCACCGGCTCGGGATATACCGAGAATGGGCACACGTTCTATGTGTTGTCGTTCCCGAAGGCGAAGGCTTGTCTGGTGTATAACCTCACAACGAACATGTGGCATGAGCGGGCACGCTGGAATGCCGATCATTGGGAGCACTGGAGAGGGGCTAGCTTTCACGCATTCTGCTTCAACAAACATTTGGTGGCGAGAACTTCCGAGGCACCGTTTCCGGATGGCGATCACACCAAGATCTACGAACAGGGCTTACACATATTTGGCGACGACGGGAACCGCATCCGCCGCTATCGCGCCGCACCGTATACCCAGGCAGACCAGCAGTGGTTGTTTCACCATTACCTGAGACTGCTCACCTCGGGAAGCAGCGCAGTAACGATGCGCTATCTCGGGGATGATGGCGCGACGTGGTCGAACGAACGGACCGTCGCCCCCTTCAAGCACGAGATCAAGTACCGCAGATTAGGCAGAGCGCGGGACCGGATGTATGAGTTGTACCTACTCGACTCCTTGACCGGGGCGCAAGGGATTATCGAAGGCTACCTGCATCTGGCCGATCCGCCGCGAGACGTGGCTTCGGTGCAACGCTGATGCGTAAGTTCGGGGGGATGACCCGCGCGGAAAGGTTCTCCGTTTCCACGGATCAGATATCCCCGCTGCCGATTCCGCTGCCGTTACAGAACGAAGTAGTGGACGAACGGCGCCTGCTGACCGTGCCGTGGGTCAGCTTGTTTCAGTGGATTCTGAATATCGGCACCCGGATCTATCTCGAGGGAACGCACGCGGACAGAATCGACAACAAGAACGACCCCGCACAGTTCCGACCCGGCACATGGTTTTACGAGACGGACAGAACGGTGCTGTATCAGGTGCGTGTGATCAGCGGCGAACCGCTATGGGTCTATGTGGCCGGCACAATGCGAGGGTTGGCAGTGACGGACAAGCCCACGGACCTCGGCGTCTACGACACCAACTTTTTGTTTTACGCAGCCGATTACGCGCACACCTGGAGATGGACCGGAAGCACCTGGCAATACGCGCCCGGGGATCGGGCAAGCGGCGAGATCGCGTGGTTCACGGCAGACCCCGGCACCGGCTGGGCGTTGTGCAACGGCACGTCTACGTTCCGAACGCTCGGCAATGCCACCACCTCGGCGATCTCGACGCCGAACCTGATTACGGCGTATGTCAAAGGCGCGGCCGCGTACTCACCGACAGTTGTGCCCGCAACCGGCGGCACGATCTCGGGGACAACGGACACCGAATCAGGTCACACCCACGCAGTAGACCTGCCTTACCAGAACACGCTCGGGTCCAACCTCAGCGACATCGAAGTGGTGTATTCAGCGAGCAGTCCGGACAAGGCCGCACGGGCGGGGCACGTGCATTCGATCGACCCGCCGACGGTAACCTCGGCTGCGGGGAGCGCCCACAGTCACGGGCTGACGGGGGCAAGTATTGCGGCGGGCGAGCCGAAGCACGTTGATTTGATGCCGTACTTGCGGCAATAAAGGGGATTTATCTATGGGCGCATGGTTGATGGCAGGGGCGGGGCTAGCCAAAGGATTAGGGGCGTTTATCGGAAGTCGAACCCTAAGCGGGGGCATTAAACGAGCGGGGACCGAACTCTACCAGTCGCGGCAGCGTGAAGCCGCCAATGCCGCAGGGGTGCCGGAGACGATCAACCCCGGGCTGGCCGAGGCTTACCAGAACGCAGCCACCGGCTACAGCGGGGTGGCGAACCGTAGTGCCGACGACTTGGGGTCTCTGGCACGGCAGGGGGCTGCCGGCGTCAATACCGCGGCAACCGGCGCTAACGAGTACCTCAACCCCTACGTGCAGGGAGGGCAGCAGGCATTCCGAACGCTCAGCGACCTGGCCGCGGCCCCGGAGGAACGGTTCGACTTCCAGTTCAGCCAGGACGATCCGAGCTATCAGTTCCGGATGAATGAGGGCCAGAAGGCGATCGAGCGCAGTGCTGCTAGCCGCGGTATCGGGCAGACCGGGGGCACCCTCAAAGCGTTGACCAACTACGGGCAGCAGGCCGCATCACAGGAATACCAGAGCGCGTACAACCGGGCGCTCGGTACGTTCAACGCCAATCAGGGCGCACGCCAGCAGCGGGTGGGCACGCTTTCCGGATTAGCCGGGATCGGCTCGAATGCCGCGACGGCATCGGGGCAGAACCTGTATAACGCCGCCACGTACGGGGGTAACCTCGGCATGCAGGCGGGACAGACAGGCGGCAACTGGCGCAACGCGGCGGCGCTACAGGAAGGCAACTACGGCATCGACTCGCAGAAGGACCAGGCCAACATCGCCATGAAGTACGGGGACCTGGCGCGGAACCTGAGGCTCTCGGGGGATGAGGCGACCGCGCAGTCGATTCTCGCCAACGCGGGCGTGGGGGCTGATATGTGGCAAGGGTTGGGCGGTGCAGCGGGCAGTGCGATGGGCGAGTGGGGGAACGCCAAGGGTGGTTGGGGCGGCGGATGGAATTGGGGCGGCGCGACCCCTGGATCTTACCCGGGATTGCCCACCACGGGCGCGAGCGGCGGATATAACTATCCGATCAGGCCGAGGTTTTAAACGATGGGCGGAAATATCTTCTCCAATATAAGACGGGTCGAGTACCCGGATTTCACCGGAGAGCGTGCGAAGTACGAGGCCCTGAAGCACGCCGAGCTACAGCGCAAGCTCCAGACCCAGCAGGCGCTGCAGCAGCAGGCCGAGTTCGGCCACAAGCAGCAGGACTGGCAGCGCGAGGATGCGTTCCGTGGGGCCCTTGGCAGCCTGCCGCTGACGGACGAGTCGGGTGCAATCCCCGGCACAACGCTCACCGCGCTGGCAAAGATCGATCCGATACGGACCTCGACATTATCCGAGGCGATGGCAAAGCGGGCGGCAGCCGTAAGCGAAGCCCGGATCAAGGCGCAAGCGGAGAAGGAGCACCACTCAAAACTCGGCTTCTACGATTTCTCTTCGGCGATGAACATCGAAGACCCGCAGAAGCGATTCGAGCATGTGATGTCACGGTTCGATCGCTACGAGAAGTTAGGGGTGCTCGAACAGCCGGAGCTCGAGGACCTGGCAACTAGCGGGTTGACCCCGAAGCTGATCGACCGGGTGGGCACACGTCTGCTCGGCCAGGAGGAGTACGGGAAGATTCAGGCGCAAGCGCTTACTCGTCAGGAAGCACTAGCGAAGGCGGTCTCGGAAGCGAAGACCCGGCCGGCCGAAGAACAGGTGAAGTTGCTCGCCGGGGACCTGGCTACCAAGAAAGCGGCCGGGGTACGGCTGTTTAACGCGAATAGTCCGGAGGAGTGGGACAAGGCCATCAACTCACTACCGGAAGACGAGCGGGCGCAGTGGATGGACAAACCGTTCAACCAGAAGAACCGCTACAAGGCGTTGACGCTGGGGCAGACTCCGACCGAGATCCTGACCCAGGAACGGCTGGCGAAACCGGACGACCTGGACAAAGTAACGCAGGCTCTGAACAACCCTGATACGCCGCGGGAGCAGATCCCCTACCTCGAGGCCACCCGGAAACAGATGATCGAGAACCGGATCGCCACCCAACCGGACCGGCTTCTGAACCCCGCGGAGTTTGCCCAGGCCTTGGAGCTCACTACCGCGAAGTCGAAAGCGTTGCAGGAGGGTAAGCCACCATCTCAGGGCGAGGAGCTGCTGGCGGGTTATGCGGCGCGGGTGAAGCAGGCGAACCAGGGCTTCGAGAATCTGACCATGGGCGACAAGGAGATGGTCTGGAACAAACTCACACCGGATTTCCTGAACACCGAAGCCGGGCAGGTCTTTGCCCAGGACGAACGCAACTTTATCAACTCCGTCTTACGCCGGGAATCAGGAGCGGCAATCTCTCCTCCCGAGTTTACGAGCGCCCGGGCGCAATACATCCCGCAACCGGGGGATTCACCGGCAGTGCTCGAGAAGAAACGCCGGAACCGGCTGATCGTGCAGCAGAGTCTGATCCGTGGTTCGGGCCGAGCCTATGTGGATCCGGACGAGCTGTTGCGGCAAGCGGGGGTTGATGTACCTACGCTCACGCCGGGAACCCCGCCACCTGCTTCTGCTCCAGGCACCATTCCGTCCCCGTTACTGAGCGGTGGGAAGCCCTCTCCTGCTGTCCCTCAAGGAGCTAAACCCGGAACCCGGGAAAAGTGGGTGCGTGACTCCAAGGGCGTATTGCGCAAAGCGGGGAACTGAAGATGGCCAGGGAAATTGAATACGACGGAAAAGTCCACGAGTTTCCTGACGATGCGACGGATGCCGAAATCCGTTCAGCGCTAGGGGGAACGCAGCCTGCGACAGCGACGCCTCCCACAGAGGGCGTGGTTATGGATACGCTACGCAAATTCGCGCCTCAAACCGCAAAAGACGTTGTTGCTATCGGGGAACTGCTGCAGGGCTTTACTTCCGGCGCAGCAAATACATTAGTACATGGGCCAGCCACGTTGATGGGGCTTGCTACGCCTCTTACGAAACAACTTGCCACGGCACCTGATACACCCATGGGGCAAGCAGGCAGGTTTATCGAGCAGGGCGCTGAATTCATGATCCCCGGTATGGGCGCAGCTAAGGGAGCAGCGCTCCTGAAGAACGCTCCTCGGGTTGCACAGGTCCTGGGGCGAGCCGGGATGGAAGCAGCAGGAGCGGGAACGTTAGCAGCTATTCAATCTGGCGGTGACCCGGAAGCGGCACGCAACGCAGCATTGCTGGGTGGTGGAATCTCGGCAGTAACGGGAGCCCTCCCGCTGGTGGCGCCGGCATTGAAAGAGGCCGCGTCAACGCAGTATGCGCGAGTTCTGAACCCAACAAAGGAAAAGACTAAAGCGATTGCAGCGAAGATTCGCCCTGAGATGCTCAGCCGGGGCATGTGGGCGGGCAGCTTGCCGCGAATGCTCGAGAGCACGCAATCCCGGCTGGGTGTTCTCGGACAGCAAATAGATGATGCCTGGGAAGCGATGAATCAAGCAGGGGTTCAGGCGCGAATTGAGCCGCTGCTAACGCGTCTCGATGATTTCAGCACCGATGCTTTCCACGGGACAACACCCAGTGGAAAACTTGCCCCTTTAGGTGACGAAGCAGTACAAGCGGCAAAAGAAGTTGAGGGAATCAAGAAGCACATAATCGGCTTATCGGAAGTTGATCCGGCTACAGGAGAACGTGTCATTACCTCGGATTCCTTCCTGCGCCTGCGCCGATTCTGGGACAAGGTCGCCGACCAGGCTGGGGCTCATCAGAAGGATCTCAATTCCTGGATTCCCGCAGAGATCAACAAAGAAGCCGCGGATATCGCGAGGAGCGAATTAGCAAAAGCCCGGCCTGACTTAGCTGCCATCAACAAGGAATTCTCGCTTCACAAGGACATGGAGACGGTCCTGAAGTCCACGATAGGGCGCCGGGTGGGGCAGCAGAAACCGCTCACGCGCCAGTTAATGAAGGCATCCGGCGTGGCTGCAGGCAGTAGTGTTGGGGGTCCTATCGGAGCTGTTATCGGGTCTATCGGAATGGATCAACTGCAGGGGCTCGTATCTTCCGCGGCATGGGGAACACTAAGCGCGGTGGGAAAGAACAAACTGGCGGAAGCCTTAGCGAGAGGGGAAAGAGGTCCGGCCCTTTTTTACCTCAACCAACTACTGCGTACTGCCGGGATGCCCATGATCACAAAAGACCGAGAGCCTACTTCAACACCCGTTTCCAATCCGTAATTGTAATCAGCACAATCATAAACAACCAGCATCCCCAATCCAGCATCAAACGGTTCCCGCCTGCTTCGCGATCTTGCGTAGCTCGTCTATCGGAATATCCGTTCGTCCCTTCCCGATCCGAAGCATTGCTTCTCTCAACGTCTTATAATCCCTGAGCTTTTTAGCCTCGTATTTGATCTGCATCTGCATCAGTAGAATGTGAGCTTCAATCTGCTCTGCGGTGGCTTCGCCAAGTGTGATCCAATCGCATTCTCCGTACGCTGCAGGGTTTTCTCTATCGAGCGGCACGCTTACCTCATCGTCTAAATCCAATTTGTCGGTTCCGAGATCCAGGCACAGTTGCCTGATATCCGCTAACGTCTCTCCGGATTCCGCTTGTTTCTTGCGCAATATTCGTATGCGGGCATCAAGAGCTTCGAGCAGCAACGTTTCCGAGTACTGATCGACAATCGAGCGGTAGTGTATCGCTACCCAAGCGGACAGGTCGCGTACCTTTTTGCCTTCAGATCTACGGATTGCTTCCTGCATTGCTTCCGTCAAAGTATGAATGAGTGCCGCTGTTGTCATTTTTCGTACTCCTCAAGTAATTGGGCTAAGGTCATTTGCGCCTGGCGTATCGTAACAGGCCAGTCATTGCTGTAGGAATAGTACTGTTTCATCCACGCCACCACTTCCGGCAGTGCTGCGGCGGGAACAGCAAGCTTTTCAACCGATTCAAAAACATCGGAGTACCGGTACCGAAGTTCGCTGCTTTCCTCTACTTCTGCCTGATATTCTTTGGCTTTCCGTTCCTCTTCCAGGTCCCGTGGAGGAGGTGGTGGCAACTTCGCCTTCACTTGCCGCATCACTTCGTTCAACACTTGTTTCATCGTAGGTTGTGGTCCATTTGTTTCGACGGCGGCTTGCCATACCGCACGTTGGTCCTCTGGTAAGAGTGAAGTTAAAGGGCGAACTTGTGCTTCAGTCAGAGGCTTGGATACATTTGTATCCAAGGTGCCAATTGGCGCCAGATTCTCCACCACCCCAGCAGCCCTGATTTGCTTGTTCGCATAATCTCTACTCCACCCCCAACGCCCCTTGCAGTACTCCTCGAACGTTGGATACTCCTCGCGATATAACCGGTGGTCCCGGATTTCTAGCAGCGCCTGCCCCACCTCGACAAACGTCTGGATACCGCGCTCGATGACACGCTCACAGGCATCCAGTGTTCGGATGGGGACGGCAGATGGCTCACTCATTTTTAAATCCGCGGATTTCAGTCTCTTTCCCTTTCCATCGGGCTCGCGTCTTCTCTAACTCGCGATTCAGTTCAAGCATTAGCTTCTGATGCTTCTCGCGCCGAAGGCGCTCCCGTATGCCTGCTTTAATCGGGTCG